GCCAAAAAAGACACTCCGGGTACTCACGCACAGGGCATTGCTGCTGACATCCAAGTAAACAGCGGGGCTGAGACGTACAAAATAGTTCAGAACGCCATGGCTATAGGATTTACTGGTATTGGTATTGCTGACACATTTGTTCATGTAGACACTAGAACAACAACACCCGTTATTTGGACGTACAATTAACTAACACTTCCCAACAATCTCTCAATCGTGAATAGGATTAGGGGTAAATTAGCTCTGATTGTACTTTCCAAACAGACTATACGAGTAAATCAATGGAAAAAGTAACCACTAAAGCCAAGGAGCTTTCTGAAAGTCTTGGTCTTAAAATCTCCACAGCAGACAACCTTTCTGTAGGAAACACCTTTATCGGCCTCACTGCCTACGCTGTCGTGGTAACACTTATCCTTATACTGTGACCGACTTAAAAGTAGAGCTGCTTGACTGGCAGAAAGAAGTCTTCAACGACAGCTCTAGGTTCAAAGTAATAGCTGCCGGAAGGCGTACAGGCAAGTCTCGCCTAGCTGCTTGGATGCTAATCATCAACGCACTCCAAGTCGAAAGAGGCCATGTCTTTTATGTAGCCCCCACTCAGGGACAAGCCAGAGACATTATGTGGCAGACGTTGTTGGAGCTGGGGCACCCAGTCATAGCAGGTAGCCACATCAACAACCTTCAAATAAAGCTAGTCAACGGAGCGACTATCTCACTGAAGGGAGCTGACAGACCAGAGACTATGCGTGGTGTGTCGTTGAAGTTCTTGGTCATGGACGAGTACGCTGACATGAAGCCAGAAGTGTGGGAACAAATCCTGCGCCCTGCTCTAGCTGACCAGAAAGGCTCTGCGCTGTTCATTGGTACACCGATGGGGCGTAATCACTTCTACGAGCTATACAAGTACGCAGAGCTAGGCAACGATGAAGACTTCAAAGCGTGGCACTTTACTAGCTACGACAACAACCTGATAGACCCAACAGAGATAGACAGAGCCAAACGCTCGATGTCTTCTTACGCATTCAGGCAGGAATTCATGGCTTCCTTTGAGGCGATGGGTTCTGAGATGTTCAAGGAAGAGTGGGTACGCTACGAGGAAGAAGAGCCTTCAGGTGGTGAATACTACATAGCGATAGACATGGCTGGCTTTGAAGAAGTCGGCAAGAAACGCACAAAGAATACTAAACTGGACTCAACAGCCATTGCGGTAGTTAAAGTTCAGGACGATGGTAGTTGGTGGATAGCTAACATCATCACAGGCAGGTGGGACTTAAACAGTACCGCTGAGAAGATACTACAGGCTGTGAGAGACTACAAACCTGTATCAGTAGGGATAGAGAAGGGTATTGCCAGACAGGCTGTCATGTCCCCTCTAAGCGACTTGATGCGTAAGTATCAGGTGTTCTTCCGGGTAGATGAGTTATCACACGGAAACAGAAAAAAGACTGACAGGATTATGTGGTCTTTGCAGGGTCGGTTTGAGAACGGAGTAATCTCTCTGAACAAGGGGGAGTGGAACATGAAGTTCTTGGATGAACTCTTCCAGTTCCCTAACGACTTAGTTCACGATGATACAGTAGACGCTTTGTCTTATATCGACCAACTAGCAAATGTAGCTTACGGCATTGGTAATATGCCACAAGAAGACTATGAGTTCTTGGATGTAGTCTCAGGATATTGAACATGGCAGATACTTCATTAACAGAAGAGCAGCAAAAGTATTTTAAGTTTGTTAACGACTGGCATAAAAATACGGTAGCTAATAAAAAAGTAGCTAAAGACGGACAAGGAAGAAATGTCACTGTAAATGCTGTTGGACTTCCTATCGGCGATAAAATTTATATGGTTCCCGGTTACCTACCAGATACAGGAAAAATACTTACCGAGGATGAGGCATACAGTTATTGGAAAGACAAGATACCTCAATTAGAAAAAGAAGGGAAAATATCAGGAATTCCTAATAACTTGGTAGGAAGCGATATGAATCAGCATCCTGCTAATGTTATGGC